AGAGAGCGTATCGAGTCTGGGAAAGATATGCCCTCTGATCTATTTAATGTGTTCGCAGGAAACAGAACTAAAATAACACGTGCATAAAGGAGAAAAAAATATGTCACAAGAACAAGTAACAAAGAAACAAGAACCAAGAACCAATACTGCAGTTACTGAAAAAGTTGCTGCAGGTGCATTATCTGTCAATATGTTTGAAGCTGATGCAAATCAAGGAGTGGGAAATCTAACTCATGAAGATTTAGCATTACCATTCTTAAAAATACTAGGACAATTGTCTCCAGAAGTTAATAAAAGAGATGGTAAATATGTTCAAGGTGCAGAACCTGGAATGATTTACAATTCTGTAACAGGAGAATTGTTTGATGGAGAAGAAGGAATCGAAGTTGTTCCTTGTCATTACAAATTAGAATATATTGAATGGCAAGATAGAGGTGAAGGTTCTGGTGCTCCAGTAGCTATTCACTCATCATCTAGTGATATACTAACTAAAACAAAAAGAGATGCTTCTTATAAAGATAGATTACCTAATGGTAATTATATCGATAAGACTGCAAGTCACTTTGTTATAGTAAATTCCAAATCTCCATCTACTGCGTTGATTGCTATGAAATCAACACAATTAAAGATTAGTAGAAAATGGAATAGTATGATGGCTAGTGTAAAGATGAAAGGTAAGAACGGTTTATTTACACCGGCTTCTTTCAGTCACACTTACAAACTAAGAACTACTCAAATGTCTAATGACAAAGGAACTTGGTTTGGTTGGGAAGTTAGTAAGATTGGTCCAGTGCAAGATCCTGCATTATACCAACAAGCTAAAAGCTTTTCTGAAAATATCTCAAAAGGTGATGTTAAAGTTAAACATGGTGAAAGTACGGAAAGTACTGAAACTAGTTCAAACTTTTAATTTACATTACACAATATCGTGGGCGAGTAATCGCCCACATAACTAGAGACAGTTATGAATAAAGAAAAAAGATTTATAGAGGCATTTACAGGATTACAAAGAGCTTTTGGTGAAGCTGATTTATCAAAGTTACAAATAGATCCAAGTACAGGTAAAGCTAAACCAGTTTATGGTTGGGCTCATAGAGAAATTACAGACCAAGATTATTTAGATCATTTACAAGGAAAGCAATCAATTGGTATTCAACCTTGTGATGATAAAGGTATGGCTAAGTTTGGTGCTATTGATATAGACGATAAACAACATAGTTATTCTAATTTTCCTTATAAAAAATATTTAGATATTATTGCAGAACATAACTTACCAATAGTTCCAGTTAAATCTAAATCAGGTGGTTTACATTTATATTTATTTGTAAAGGAACCAATAAGAGCAGTAACAATAAGAAATTTTTTAGAAGGATTATTATTTACATTAAAACTTCCAACTAATATTGAAATATATCCTAAGCAAACTGAATTAGGAAAAGACTCAGAAGGTAAATGGAACATGGGTCAATATATCAATCTACCTTATTATAATAAAACAGAAAGAGTAGGTTTTAATTTAGATGGTACTACATTTACATTCGATCAATTTATAGATGTAATTGATTCCAATACATATACAGCAGATCAATTAGAAGAATTTTCTTTAGAACATACTAGAAATTTATTAAATGGTGGTGGAGAAGAATTTAATGATGGACCACCTTGTCTTGCAATATTGACTAAAAATAAATTAACAGATGGTAGAGATAGATTCTTATACAACTATATGGTCTTTGCTAAAAAGAAATATCCAGACGATTGGGAGAAAATGGTTGTTGCAGCACCAGGTAAATACTTCGAACCTGGAGCAAACGGAGTTATCGATTGGACAGAAGATAAAACTAAAAAGAAATTAAAATCCTGGGCAAGAGAAACTAAAGGACATACTTGTAATGAAGATCCAATACAACCAGTATGTATGAAAGCAGAATGTCGTAAAAGAAAATTTGGTTATTTATCAGATAAACAAAGAGTTTTTCCAGCATTATCTGGATTACAAAAGATAACTTATCCTGAACCACAATATACATTTAATGTAACCTTAACAGATGGCCAAACTACAAAAGAAGTTAGAGCAAAAAATATAAAACAAATAATTGAATTAGATAATATCAGAGCAATCATTGGTGCAGCAGCTGATATGATACCACCAAAAATAAAACAAAATGAATTTCAAGATATATTAGATAATTTATTTCCACCTAAATTAACAACACCTCCACCAAAAGGTACTTCACCAGATGAATTGTTAGAAGAGTATTTATTAAAATATTTAAATGGTCCTAAGGCTGGAACATATGCAGCATTTAAAACAGGTGCTGTATTAATAGAAGAGCAACATGCATATTTTTTATACAATAGTTTTTTTGATTCATTAAAAAATAAAGAATGGAAAGATGATAGAGGTAAAACTGCAGAACACATGACAAGATTATTCAATGCTGAATTTGGTCATGGCAAAAGATTTCCAAAGAAAAAAGGTGATAGAGAATCTTATCCACCGGTTTATGTTGTTAAATTATCTTTAGATAAATTCCCTGAGTTACTAGAAGATAAGAAACAACCAGAACAAGTAGTTGAAAACAACTTAGAGAGAAGTAATTTCTAATGATTAAAAAAATATTTGGTCCTCCAGGTACAGGTAAAACAACTACATTATTAGATTTAGTAGATGAATATATTAAAAAAGGTACTGACTTAAATAAAATAGGTTACTTTGCATTTACTAGAAAAGCAGCTAATGAAGCTAAAGATAGAATGTTAGAAAGAAATCCAAAGGTAGATAAAAAAGATTTAAGATATTTTCAAACTTTACATTCATTTGCATTTCATACTTTAGGTATGAGTGAAGATAGAGTTATGCAACCTATACACTATGAACAATTAGGTAAAGAATTAAACTTAAGAGTTACCGATGCAGGTGATGAATCAGGTTATTTAAATTTTAATAGTGAGTATTTTAAATTAATTAACAAAGCTAGAGTTAAGAATATATCTGTAGAAGATGAGTTTAATACAAATGAATGGAGTCAAGATGTAGATTATGAAACATTAGGACATATTTACTTAAACTATAATCATTTTAAAGGAGATATTTTGTATGACTTTAACGATATGATTACAAAGTTTGTAGATGAAAAAGAAAAGTGTAAAGAGTTTGATGTTATATTTATAGATGAAGCTCAAGATCTATCTCCAATACAATGGAAGATGTTTGATGTATTTAAAGAAAAAGCTGAAGATATTTATTTAGCTGGAGATGATGACCAAGCTATCTTTGCTTGGGCTGGAGCAGATGTAAAAAGGTTTTTAAATGAACCAGCTGAAGAAGTTGTATTACCAAAATCAAATAGGGTACCTAAGAATATTCAAGAGTTATCTAATATTATTGTAAGTAGAATAGAGACAAGAAAAGAAAAAGAATATCGTGCTAAAGATGGATCTCCAGGTAAAGTAGAACCTATCTATAATATAGAACATATAGATTTAACACAAGGTGAATGGTTGATATTAACTAGAACAACTTATCGTTCTGATGAAATATCCAAACAATTAAAGACAAATAATCTATACTATAAATGTAGATTTGGCAAAAGTTATGACACTAGATTATACAAAGCAATATTGAATTTTAATTTACTTTGTAAAGGTGAGACTATTAGTTTAGCAGATGCAAAAGAAGTACACGAGTATTTACCAGATAGTCCATTCTTTAAATTTAAAGAAGATAAACAGTATTATAATATGGGTGACTTTGGTTATGGTAATGATTCTGTTTGGTACAATATGTTTACTAGAGCTGACCAAGATGAATGTTTTTATATAAGAACAATGTTAGCCAATGAAGAAAAATTATCTAAACCACCAAGAATAGAAGTATCAACTATTCATGCAGCAAAAGGTGGTGAATGTGAAAATGTTATTTTAGTTTTAGACAATGCTAAAAAAATAAGAGACTCTATAGAAAACAATATTGAGAAAGCAGATGAAGAGCATAGAGTTTGGTATGTAGGTGCAACTAGAGCTAAAGAAAATTTATACTTATTGAAACCAAAGAAGGAGCGTTATGGCTATTCTTTGTAGTTTTAAACAGAACGGGATAGAAGGAATGTTGTCTCATGGAGAGTGGCAGCTTCAGGCTTTAACGAGCAGAATTGGTTCGGGGCCTTCAACTCCCAATATTTTTTATTACCCCGTTAAATCAATAACTGCCACATAACTAAAGGAGAAATATGACACATAAAGATGACATGGAAAAATTATTTCCACAAGATAAACAAATAGGCGGAAGTCACTATAAAGACTTTTTTATTCAACCTTATGAATTCATTTCTAAGAACGACTTGAGTTTCTTTCAAGGAAATGTTATTAAATATGTCTGTCGTTATATGAATAAAAACGGCATAGAAGATTTAAAGAAAGTAATTCATTATTGTGAATTAGAAATCAAAAAGATAGAGGATACAAATGGCAAAAGAAAAAGGTAGACAATGGGATGGTCGATCAAGACCTTCTAGTGATTTGTATAAAAAACGTTGGGAAGAAATATTTAAAAAGAAAAAAGAAGAAAAACCAAAACAAGAAAAAAAGGATAAGTAATGAAGATACCTATGTTTACAGCACAAACCGAATGGATTGAACCCGAAGAATTTCCTGACTTAAGATCATATGATGAGATCGCAGTCGACTTAGAGACAAGAGATCCTGACTTAAAAACAAAAGGATCTGGATCTGTTATTGGTAATGGTGAAGTTGTAGGTATAGCTGTAGCTGTTTCTGGTAGAAAATTTTATTTTCCTATTGCTCATGGATCAGGGAGCAACATGGATAGAAAAAAAGTATTAGCATGGTTTGCGGATACTATGGCTTGTCCAGCTATAAAAATATTTCATAATGCAATGTATGACGTATGTTGGATAC